AACAACAGGCGCACGAGCTTAACGTAGCGAACAATTATGTCAAAGACTCTGATTTAAAGGAGGCAATACAGCCGCTTTTTAAAAAGTTAGATAAAATCGAGGAAAAATCAGATAAAGCTAATTTTGAAATATCGCACAGGGTCACATGAAAACGCTGATTGAGCTATTAAAACCCGTATGGTGGATTATCGCTATTATTACGCGGTTGTGTGGTACATACCACGCAAAGCAAAAAAGCCTGTGCGGTGTTGGATGGATAAAATGAAAGTCGATGACTATAAACCCACTGTGTCAGAATTTCTGGAGCACAAATCGCAGGAGGAAGATTTTTTTGCCATTGCCAGAATAGACAATGTGTTTGCCGGACGCGATAGAGTATCGTTCATCACACAGAAAAACCTAACCGATTTTGGCTACACGGCAAAAATCTGGAACGCTCATAATTTTTATACTATAGAAAATGCCCAGGATTTTATCCGGTCTAGACTACGAACAGCGATAAAAAATAGGAACAAAATGATAACGGCTTTCAGTATTATTGAAATAACAGCAACAATAACGCGGGTAGTGGGCAATGATTAATCAGCTATTAAATAAAAAGTGTGAAAAAAAGCATGAGGACAGGTCGCTGTGAATATTGTTGCGTATGGCGGCGGGACTGACTCTACTGCAATGATTATTGAATGCTTTAATCGCGGCGTACAAATAGATTACATATTATTTGCAGACACTGGTGCAGAAAAACCGCACACATACGAATATGTTAAAAAATTCAGCGAATGGTGCGTGTCTCATGGATTGCCTAAGATTGTTACAGTAAAAAAGGGCGGCAATGGTGAAACGCTTGAACAGGAATGTTTAAGAAAGAAAAGCCTGCCGTCTTTAGCCTACGGCTTTAAAACCTGTTCTGAAAAATTCAAAATCAGACCGCAAGACAAGTTTTTTAACAACCTGGCAGCGGCAAAAGCAATCTGGCAACGCGGCGAAAAAATAACAAAATTTATTGGTTACGATGCTACTGAAATTAAACGATCCGAAAAAGTGTTATTAACATTCGCCTCAAAAAAATATCAGCTACGTTTCCCATTAATCGAATGGCAAATTACCAGAGACCAGTGCATAGAAATTATTAAAAATGCTGGACTATGTTTACCAGGTAAATCAGCTTGCTATTTTTGCCCGTCAACACGGGTTTCGGAAATTAAACAACTGGCTGTTAATTATCCAGATTTATTACAACGCGCTTTATATTTAGAAAACAATGCTGATTTAACAAAAATAAAAGGATTGGGACATGGTTTTGCATGGCGTGATGCGATTAAAACTGATGATATTTTTGCGGACCAGTTTGAATTAATGCCAGAAATGGCGTGTGGCTGCTTTGATTAAACCCAATTTACAAATGAAAATAGATGATGCCATAGAAATAGAACCGTATTCAATCTGGCGTAGGAAAGAGATTCCCCAGGCTGTGTATAAAGTTATTGAGGTAAATAAATTTGATGTAAAGTACGCGCCAATAATGGCAAGCAATGAAGTACACCTGTTTTATTGCTCAATACCAGTGTTTATTGATTGGATGGAAGAGCTATCAGCAGATGATATTCTGGAATTAACCGGAGGGATTTTTTGATGACGCACGACTTGATTAATTATTTCGGGGAGATGTAATGGATATTATTAGCCGTTCAGTAGCTGAGCTAATACCCTATGTGAATAATGCAAGAACCCACTCTCCAGAGCAGGTTGCGCAAATTGCAGCCAGCATAAAAGAGTTCGGCTTTTGCAATCCCGTTCTGATTGATGGCAATAGCGGCATTATTGCAGGGCATGGTCGTGTAATGGCAGCGCAGAAGCTGGGCATGGAAACTGTTCCGACTATTGAGCTATCACACCTTAGCGACACTCAGCGCAAGGCTTACATTTTGGCAGACAATAGGCTGGCTGAAAAGTCGGACTGGGATGATGAGTTGCTGCGATTGGAATTGGGCGAATTGCAGGATTTAGACTTTGATTTGGCGATAATTGGCTTTGATGATTTTGACTTAACGATTGATGAGATACCTGCGGCACTTACGGACGAAGACGCTGTTCCAGACGTGCCAGAAGTGCCAGTGACTAAGCTGGGCGATGTGTGGCTATTGGGCAATCATCGGTTAATGTGTGGCGATTCCACCAGTGTTGATAATATGGCACAACTCATGCTGAGTGGGGTAGCTGATATGTGGCTCACAGACCCACCTTATAACGTCGCATACAGTGGAAAAACAGCAGACGCTTTAACAATACAAAATGATTCAATGAAAGACGGCGATTTTCGCCAGTTTTTGCGTGATTGTTATGTAACAGCAGATTCATTTATGAAAGCAGGTGCAGTTTTTTATATCTGGCACGCCGATTTAGAAGGATTTAATTTCAGAGGTGCTGCAAATGATGTTGGGTGGAAAGTTCGTCAGTGCTTAATTTGGAATAAATCCGTAATGGTAATGGGGCGACAAGATTATCACTGGAAACATGAGCCTTGTTTATACGGCTGGAAAGAAGGTGCAGCACATTTTTGGAATAGCGACAGGACGCAAACAACCATTCTTGAGTTTAAAAAACCAATGCGAAATGGCGAACACCCAACAATGAAGCCTGTTGAGTTGTTTGAATATCAAATGTTAAACAACACAAAAAAGAACGATATTGTTTTGGATAGCTTTGGTGGCTCTGGCACAACCATGATTGCCGCAGAAAAAAACGGACGAATTGCGCGTCTAATGGAACTCGACGAAAAATACTGTGATGTTATCGTTAAGCGGTGGCAAGAATATACAGGCAAGCAAGCTACGTTAGAATCAACGGGCGAAACCTTTAGCGTCTAAGCAAAAATGGAACAATCCGACTGGATAGCCGAACAAGAAAGCATCAAGCTGTCAAAAGAAATTGAGGCGGCATTGCTTAAGCTTACCAAGCATAACATCGCGCTGATGGGGCGAAAGATGGGAGGCAATATCTCATTTAACGAACACTTGACTATTCAGCGCACGATTCAAGCGGCTAAAGCGTGCATTGCAATCGAGACAAATCAACAAAAAGAAAGCGGTGTATCAGGTTCAACAATTGTTATCGTTAAAGCCGAGGAGTTAGTAATTGATAACTGAAATTGCTCTCACAGCACCGCAGCGGCTATTTGTTTTTAGTGAAGCAGAACACCCAGCTATTGTGGGAGGTTTGGGAAGTGGCAAATCAGCCGCAGGTACAATGCGTTTAATCCTGCTATTGCTTGGCGATAAAGGCGCAAATGGCGGTTATTACATGCCTACTTATGATCTGATTAAGTTACGTGCGATGATAGGAGTTGAGGATGATTTGGAACGGTTAAGTATTGGTTACACAACAAACCGAAGCGATTTCAGCATTCAGCTACATGGTGGATATGGCAAGATAATTTTTAGAAGCTATGACCGACCAGAACGCATTATCGCCTATGAAGTAGCTCACTCTATTTGTGATGAGCTGGATACGCTGACAAAAGAGAAAGCAAGTTTTGTATGGCGTAAAATCAGCGAGCGCAACAGGCAGAAACGATACAAACCCAACACTATTGGTTTAGTCACAACACCAGACCAAGGCATAAACGGTTTTGTCTATGAGAAGTGGGTAAAACGTAAGCAAGCTGGTTATGAGCTTTATAAAGCAAGCACATACAGCAATCCATTTTTACCAAAAGGCTACGCAGACCAAATCCTAGCAAACTATGATGAAGTCTTGGCTAACTTATATCTTGAAGGCGAATTTGTCAGTCTTAATCAAAACAAGATTTACCACTTCTACGACCGCAAACGCCACGCGTCAACCCGAACCATACAACCAACAGACCATTTACACATAGGCTTAGATTTCAATGTTGGCGGGACATGTGCGACAGCGTTTGTTATCGACGGTGATATTATTACAGCCGTTGAGGAGTTTGTTAGCCACGATACGCAGGATTTTATTAATAACCTGACTCGATATGATACGTTGAATATCACGATTTACCCCGACGCAAGCGGCAATAGCAACCGAACGAATGCCAGTGAGTCCGATATTGCAATGATTAGACGTGCAGAGTATAAAGTTAAGCACTTAGCGAGCAATCCAGCGGTTAGAGATAGGATAAACGCGGTTAATGGGTTATTGAGTCATAATCGATTGATGATTAACGCTGATAAATGCCCAGAATTAGCAACGGCTTTAGAATCACAGGGATATGATAAGCGCGGCGAACCTGAGAAATATACGATTCATCCAGCCGTAGATGATAGAAACGATTCACTGGGCTATTGCATAGCGTTTTTATACCCGATTAGGATTGAACGCCCTGTTATCACCACTCAACACACACACAGACCACACACATCATCATGGCAAAGCTAACCGAAAAAGACACAGAAGATAAAATAGTACAACGCGCAAAAGACCGCTTTACTCAGGCTATCAGCTATGAGTCAGAACAGCGGGACGCGATGAACTCAGACCTAAAATTTGTCAGGTTAGGTGGCGAGCATCAATGGGACGCGGCGGCAGTACAATCGCGGCAGCTTATTGGTCAAGAGCGTCCTATTTTGACAATCAATCGCATAGCAGCTTTTAACAACCAAGTCATAAACGAGATACGGCAGAACCGACCAGCTATCAAAATACGACCGTGTGATGACAACGCAGACGTAGAAACGGCTGAAATATTCCAAGGCGTGATCCGCAACATCGAAAGTCAGTCTAACGCTGGTATAGCCTACGAAACTGCCGCGCAGAGTATGGTCGATTGTGGTCTAGGTTATTTTCGGATTATCCCTCAGTACGTCAGTGATGATGCTTGGGAACAAGAGCTGGTCTTTAAACGAGTTGCTGATTTTAATTCGGTTGTGTTTGACCCGAACAGCAAAGAGCCTGATGGCAGTGATGCACGCTGGGCGGGTATTGTTGAAGATATTCCAAAGGATGATTTTGATGCCCTTTATCCCGAAGAATCGGCGGGCTGGGAGCAACAGGGTATTAGTGAGGGCGATGACTGGATTAATAAAAAAGTCGTCAGAATATTTGAATATTTTGAGAAGAAAGAAACTTCTGAGAATTTACACGTTTTACAAAATGGCTCTTTGGTTTGGGAAAGGGATTTGCAAGATGGAGATGAAATAAAAGATAGTCGTAAATCAAAGCATATTAGCGTTATGTGGTACAAAATCGGTGCAAATGTCATTCTGGATAAAACCGAACTGCCGATTAAATACATCCCTATCATCCCTTGTATCGGCAACGAAGTCTGGGCAGACGGAAAGCGCACCATTTACGGATTGACTAGACACGGCAGAAGTCCGCAGCAACTATACAATTATCAATCATCTTGTGAAGCCGAATATTTGGCATTAAGTCCACTTAGTCCTTTTATGGCAAGTGTTGAAGCGGTTCAAGGCTATGAAAATGACTACAAAATAGCGAACCGTAGTCCAATGAGCGTGTTGTTTTATAACGCTTATGATGAGTCGGGCAGAGCGTTACCACGTCCAGACCGTCAACAACCCGCACAAGTACCCACTGGCATAGTGAATGCTAAGCAAGCGGCGATTGATGATATTAAATCGAGTCTTGGGATTTATGACGCGGCTTTAGGGGCTAATCCGAACGACCAAAGCGGGAAGGCGGTTTTGTCTTTACAGCGTCAAGCTTCACAGGGTACATTTCATTATTCTGCAAATATGGCGCGTTCCATTGAACACGCTGGTCGTATTTTAGTTGATTGGATACCAAAGGTTTACGACACCGAAAGAATCATGCGAATCATGGGCGAGGATGACGAAATCGACCACGTCAAAATTAACCCTGAGCAAGAAACCGCAAAGCAAGAAGTCATGGACGAACGCGGCGAAATCCAAAAAATATATAACTTATCTGTGGGACGCTACGATGTTTATGCGGGCGTTGGTGCGAGTTATGCGACTAAGCGACAAGAGAGCGCAGAAAGCATGATGCAAATGGTACAGTCACATCCAGAAATAATGCAAATTGCAGGCGATTTGATTGTAAAAAATCTGGACTGGGCGGGTGCTGATTCGATAGCCGAACGCATGAAAAAAATGTTGCCGCCACAGCTACAAGACCAACAGCAGCAGCAATCGCCTGAAATCCAACAGGCAACGCAGCAAATGCACCAAATGGCCGACCAAATGCAGCACATGAGCGATGAAATAGCGCGGTTGAGTGATGAGCATGAGCTTAAAATGCTGGACTTGGCGATTAAACAATATGACGCTGAAACCAAACGATTATCAACCATTGCTACAATCGAGAAAGGAACGCAGCCTGGTATTGAGCCAACAACGATGGAGCTTGAACGACATACCAGTGACATGATGAACGCTGAATACCAGTGTGAGTTGTCGATAATGCAGGAAATTCACAAGCAAAATATGGATCATGCTAAATTGCAACAACCGGAACAACCAGAACAACCATCTGGCGAACAAGCAGAGCCAGTACAAGAACCGCAGCAAATTGAGCAACAAACCCAATAACGTATTATAATTATGGCGTGGGCTAGGTTAGCTACTAAAAGGCGGACACCATCACCGCTTGCCCACATCCTATTGATGGTTAATTTTATGGTGGATAAAATGAAAAAGTTATTTTTAGCACTGGCACTATTGCCAGCCATTGCGCACGCTGAATTAGTTGTGCCATACCAACAGATTGATAATCCATACTATCAGCAGCAAAGTCCGCGCCATGGGTATTACCAGCAAAGCCAGCTACAGTACCAAATGATGTTGAACGAGCAGGAATATCAAGCCAACCGGCAACGCGAATTACAGGAACAGCAGCACAGGGAATTGATGGAATTGTTTAATAACCAACAGCAGGAAAACAAATGGTAAAAACACACATAAAACTAACTGCTGATGCAGTGGACATTGGATTACCCATGCCAGCGAAAAAACATCAACCGAAAAATGCCAGAGGGTAATATGTCAGAAGAATCAGAGCAAGAGCAAGAGCAGGCTAAAAAATGACCGAACAAGCAGCAGAATACACCGCCGAACCAGCCGTAGAGCCAAGCCGATACACCTTACTAAGCAATGAGACAGCAATTGATGAGCCGATACCAGCGCAGGAAGAAACTGAACAGGTTACACCGGAGCCAGATGCAAATGGCGAGACTGAGCCAGATGACCACGAAGAAGACCGCGAAGAACAAACCGAAAAACCCAAGCGCAATGCTCAGGAACGAATCCGCGAGCTTGTGGCAAAACAGAAAGAATTGGCAGAACGGGCAGAACGGGCAGAGGCGGCTTTGGCGGCTAAAGCAATACCACCAGAAACCAAACCAAACCCTGCGGATTATGTTGGTGGTCGATTTAATGATGATTACCAGGATGCTTTGGACGCGTGGCGCGATGCACAGACCGAACAACGCATAGCGCAAGCAATAGCCGAACGCGAAAGACAGTCAAGCGTCGAAGCGACTAAAAGCATCATTCAAGAGCATGAAAAAGCGTTCAGAGAAACGCACCAAGACTATGATGATGCTATCGCAAAATCAGGCGTTTTATTTGATGACCCGATTACAGCCAGTGCGATCATAGAAATTGATAACATCACGGAAATTGCTTATTTGATTGGCAAAGATGATGCACTGTTAGAACAACTGGCACGCATGACACCGACACAACGACTAATCAAAATCGGTGCGTTGTCCGTAGCTAACCAGCAACCACCTGCAAAACAAGTTCGAGTTAGCCAGGCGGTCAAACCTATCACGCCTGTAAGTGGTGGAAGTGCGGCTTTGACTGGTACGGCTGCTATTGAAGCGGCTGAAAAGAACATGGACTATGACACTTGGCGACGACTAAAGAAAGAACACGGTTTGAAATAACATTGACAATCGCTAATAC